TTGACTGTAGTTGTTGTGCCAGAAACAGTTAGATTACCACCAACGACAACGTTGCTTGAAGTAGTTACTGTGGTAAAAGTACCAGCTGCTGCTGAGTTAGCTCCAATAACTGCACCGTCTATTGAGCCACCGTTGATATCGGCAGTGTCAGCTACTAAGCTATCTATATTAGCTGTGCCATCTATAAATAAATCTTTAAACTCTAAAGAGCTTGAGCCGAGGTCAATATCGTTGTCTGTAACTGGTAGGATAGCTCCATCGGCTATGTAGAGCTGTTGGACAGGATTACTACTAACTTCTATATAGAATTCAATGTGATTATTAGCACTATCTATTAAGACTTTATTGTTTGGTGTTGTTTCTCCAGCATCACCTATTAGGCCTATAACTGGACCTTCACTAGCTGTACCATCATGTTTGTGACCAGTAGCATTACTAAAAACTGCTAATAAATGGTCATACTCATTGTTAAATAATGCTGCGGTGATGGTATCGCCATCAGTAAATGTACTTTGTCGGGTATATCCTGCCATGTCTTATCTCCTGCCTGAAGGTATGTAATCTACATAAAAACCATTTATAATGTAGGGTGAATTTGAATCATTACTTGAGAATCTAAAGTTGTTACTGTGTCCGCTACCTACTAGTGATTCTCTAACTAGTGGTTGCTCTGCTGCTCCAAATATTGCTTGACCAAAAACTGACTGACCAAAAAGAGCTGGAGCAGGTACTGAATCTAACAGTATGTCTTCTGGTTGTGGTATATCAGAGCTACTATAATCATATCTAACTCTAAGTGTTGGTTGTATGCTACTTTCTGGTGTTATAGATATCTTAATATAATGCAAAGTTTTTAGAGTACCAAAGTCACCATAATCATAATCTGGTGTTTCATAAATAGCATTTATACTAGAACCATCAAAGCTATACCCCACATCGTGAGTATAAATATAACCATTAGTATCGCCATGGTAATAAACTTCAACACCATTGTTATCAAAGTTTGAGTTGACACTTGTTACTTCTAAACCTAATAGTTCTGACCATTGAAAACCGTTTGGTCTTAAAGTACCTACTATGCCCTTTTGAGCTGAGTTAGCTAAATTTACATTAGTGTAGTAAAGTCTATATTGTGACTTTTCTCTAATAACTAAACTATTAATAACAAAGTCATCTATGTTTCTAGCTAGTTCACTAACAATAGGTTGAATTTGTTTTGAGACTGTGCCTAACTCAACGTCACCAATTCTTGCAGTACCAGCTACAGTTCTAAAACCATCAGCTGCTAAAAATAATAAGTCACCACCAATCTCTTGAATACTGTAGCCACTTAGACAACCTACATTATCTGTAATTGGGTCTATTCTAACAGTATCAGAGTTATGAAGATTAATAAGTTTATGAATACTGTTTTCACAAAATAAAATTAAATCTTCACGGAAACCTTTGATACCTACTACTTGGTCTGATAAAGTAAAACTACCACCAGCTGCAAAGTTATCGTAATCATTAACTTGACTATGGTAAACAGTATTTAAATTACCTGCTACTCCTGCTGCTATTAAATGATTGTCGTGAATAGTTATAAACTTAACTCCATTAGTACCATCAACAGTTATTTCAGCAGCAAAGAATGTTCTAGTATTTAAGTTACCTGTGCCTTCCATACGAAAGCTATAAATTTTATTAGCTCCATCAGCTATAAAAACTTCACCATAATCAAAAGTAGCACCTTCAGCTATAGCAAAAGTACATTGGCCTTGATTAGTTCTGTTTAAAACACTACGACCTGTAAAAGCTGTATGATTATCACCACTGTTTGAAACTGAACTTCGATTTATTTGTAACCAATTAACTCCATCATTAGTAAAATAAATATCGTCACTAACACAAGCTATTACTCCATCAGCATAAGGAAAAACTCCTAAAATAGTAGCAGTACTTCCAGCTGGTTGAGTTGCAGTTACATCACCAACTTTATATTTAGCATAACCATTTACTCTACGATAACCACCTTCAATAGAGACTTCAAAGTTTTGTAACTTAGTTGCTACTCCGGGAGTTTTTAATAAGTCAATAGCATTAGATGAGGTTAGTAAACCACCATCACATGCTACTGTATAAGGTTGGGAACGTGCCATTAATTAAAAATATTTTCTATCGTCTGTCATTGTTCTAGGTGTTGGATTGATTAAATTAGATTTCATGCGTTTCATTGCTTTCTTATAATCATCTAAAGCAAAAGCAGCTTGTTGAGGTGACTCTTTAAACTGCCATACATAATATCTAACCCTAGAAGTAATAACATTTGTATATTGTTCTGGGAGGACTACTGTGTCGCCATGTGCTGATAAAGGTGTTGGTTTTTCAAAAGCATAAAAATGCACATTATAAACTTTATCAGGTATAGGGCTTAGTCCAAATTTTCTATTATCTGGAGATTTAATAACATATTGAGGCTCTCCATAGCCTTGTGTATCTGCATCATCAGCATTTTCACTATCTCGATAGTATCGTTTCCAATCTGCTAGATTTAAAAACTTTAAACCTTGTGAGACATACGGAGCTGATTCACCGCCTACTCCAATAGTTGTGAGATAAAAATCATCCCAATCTATAGAAGCATAGTCTGTAGTAATACTAGAACTACCGGATTTTAAAATATACCATCTAGTTCCAGCTGTAGTTGCTACTGTAACATTACCATAAAAAGGGTCAGAAGCTCCGCTTAATCCAGTAGCAAAAAAAGGTAGCTGAGGTTCTTCGTTAGCAATATCAAAGATTGCTTTATTAACTGTATCTTTAACAAAAGCTTGTAAGCCTTTTGCATTGCCAAAATTTGACGAAGTTAAAGGAACTTCATTAAGTTCTCTTAATACTTCATTAGTAATATCTAAATATGTTGTGGCCATTATTTTTTACTTCTAGCTTTTAGTTTTGCTGTTTTACTTAAATCTTTAAAATGAAAAAGTCTAACACTTGTTTTACCATGTGTTTTACCTGAATGTAATTGTCCGTTAGGCATTTTATGAGTATTACCTTTAAATTCAGTACCGTCTCTTTTATAATGTTTTACACCTTTCATTACTTTTCACCTTTTATTTTCATGGTATTGTAGCCTACCATTTCAATACATTTTTTTTCTTTTTCATAAATATCAGAATAATTTGAAACTGAACCACCTTCAGCATACTTAAGACGACCACCGCCCATTTTCTTTTTTCTAGCCGTGCCACCGTACATTTTTTTGTCTCTTTTTTTATCTTCGTAATACATTTTTTCTCCTTATATAAAAAGGGAAGGCTCCGAAGAGCCTCCCGAATATCATTAGTCTACAACGTAGAAAGCTGATACTAGTGCTTTTGGTCTTAGAACTTTTGCTCCGTAGACGTGTAACCCTCTAACAATATCACCAAATGAACTTGGGTCTCTTAAGACTTCAGTTGAAGTGATTGTTTGAGCAGTTGAAACGGAAGACATGTGTCCAGCAAGAACTTTACCAGTAGCATTTGAAGTTGCAGCAATATTGTTTGATTTATACATATTGAAGCCTCTTAGCTTACCACTTGATACTAGTCCATTTCTAATTGAACCTTGTCCTGCGTTGAAATCTACTGAAAGCAATTTTGAACCAGACTGTGCTAACTCTTCATAAAATGAAGGAGGAGCAACAAACCATCTACCTTCTTCAGGTACATTTTGGTCGTCTAGTAATCTTGCCATTCTAGCCATTAAGTCAATCGCATCTACACCAGTTCCATCAGAACCTAATAGGTCAACAGAATTAGTTGCGTGTGTCATTGATGAATCTGCAGTTGCACTGTCTGAACCAATAATATGGTCTGGTGAACTTGCAGATACACCTGAAAACATCTTAGCCATAACACCTGCATCGAATGCATCTCTTAGGGCATAAGCAGCAGATGAACTTGCTACTTCTTTGAAGTTTACATGTGACATTTGACTCTCAATATCATCTACGATGAATTTGAAAGCATTAGCAGTGTCAACAATTAATGTTGTTTCTGCATCAGTTAGTGCTGTTTTAGTTACATCAGCACCTCTTTCGTATTGATACACTGTGATTTCTGGTTCGTTAATTATTTTAACAGTGTCTCCAAATCCTGAAATCTCACCTGCGTAGTCTGTGTTTGTTATTGCTTCGACAACAGAGGCTTTCCTAAAAAAGTTTAAAACCTTCTTGGAATAAATTTCAGGCAGAAAGGCATTGTTACTAAAGTTAGAACCAGAACTTTGTGCGAAATTTTGGTCGCTTACGTTAAAAGCCATTTTATTTTCTCCTTAAAATAAAAATAATTTATCTTTGAACTCTTCCTTCAAACATGGCTTGACTAATTTCGTCTTCGTATTTGTCAAACTCATCCATGCTCATGGAAGAAATCTCCTTAGTAGTCCAGACTTTCTCTTGCTTAGGTTCAACACTTGTTGTTTTAGTTGAAACCATATCAGCAGCAGAAGTCTTGGATTTTTTAGAATTTGACTTCTTTGGTTTAGAATCTATACCAATATCTCTTTTAAATAAATCAATAGCTCTTGAAGCTAGGTCAGCATCATCAGCATTTTTGTATACCCAATCTTGGATAGACTTAGGCTGAGATTTTGCCCAATCGTGAAAGTCATCACTGTTTCTAATATCTTCAAAATCAGGATGTCTGTCATTCAATCGTTTTTCAGCATCTTTACGAACAAGTTCTTTTTCTCGTTGTTGAAGAGCTTCTAATCTTTCTTCTAAAACTTTAGATTTCTCTGAAGCTTGAAGATGTGAAACTGTTTCAACAACTTCATAAACATCTGGATATTCTTTCTTAAATGCTTCAAGTTCTTCTTGAGATTTAGGAGCCTTATAGGTTTGTCTATTTTTAGTAGCTTCTTCTAACAGCTCTTGTTCTCTTGACTTAAATTCATTAAGTTTAGCATCATAATGTTTTTTTAAATCATCGTATCGCTTTTTGTAGTTTGGTCGCTTATAAGGTTGGTCTTTAGGACTTTCCTCAGCAGCTTCTTGTTCTACAGATTGCTCTACATCATCATTTGATTTTGCTTTAGCAGGGTCATTAAAAAACATCCCATCAGCAGCTTCAAATGCTTTATCTTCTTCGTCACTATGCCATGATTTTTTTTCGTTATAAGGATTGGCATTTTCCTCTTTTACTTCAGTAGTCATATTCTTTCTCCTACTCAGGGCTTCATTTAAAGGTAGCTGCGTGTGTCGACTGTGCAGTGCTTTACTTGTAAAGGTAGCCTTTCGGTTAATATAATGATAAGGTGCTTATGACAATAAGGTAGCCTTATCTCCTATTTAGCTTACGGGTGAAGGTTTACCTGTCATCATTTTACGAGTTCGTATTTCTTCGACTAACTCTTCTTCCTCTTGCTGTGAAGCTTGAGGACCAACAGTTTCTCGTTGTACACGAATCTCTTGTTTGACAGGCTCTGGTTCAGTTGGTTCAACCATAAAAGTTTCACCTTCTTCCAGTACTTCGCCCCCATAAACTAACTGCTGTCTTTCATCTGCCTTAGCTTCAGCTTCTTTCATCATTGACATTAAATTGTCAGCTCCGATTTCTTCCACAGCTTTGGCAGTGAAGACAAATTCTCCGTCAGATAACCTTGCAGGTATACTGTCAGAGACTCCTGAACCCGGACCTTCAACAGGACCAGACCCAGCAAATTCTTGAGCAACATCTACAACTTTGTCAAATAACAAAGCTAATTGCTCATCTTGTTCTAGTTTTTCTTGAAGCATATCTTCTTCTTCTTCAGATAAAGCTTCGTCTAATATAAAATCTAAATAGTCTTCTTCCATTTCCTCGTCAGAGACCATTGTTTGTTCTTGTTGTGGTTTCATTAAAATAGCCATTTGACTATTTACATCCCCACCTTCTTGGAAAACACCACGACCTTTTAAGATATCGGCTTGAGTAATTTTACCGTCTTTATTTAAGTCTGGGAATTTTTTAGCCATTATTTCTCCTTTGCTCTTCCTATATTAAGGGCAAACCAATCAATAATTTTATAAGCTTTGCTTACTAAATTATCATCATGTGGTGTAGGTGTTAAAGCAGCTATCATTGAACAGATTGAAACTATCCAAGGTACTACTCCTACTATTTTTAATATTGTATCTAATAAATCTAACATTTAATTTTCCTCTTCTTTTCTATTTAAAGCCTCTTCAACTTGAAGGGGTAATTGCTCTAGCCGTACCAGAGAATTCACTTTCCCCTGCAACCGGCACATTTCCGATTCCGATGTTGCCACCACCAGTCCCTGTAGGTCCAAGGTCTTGAGGTTGTGCAGGTGTTCCAGCAAGGCCTCCCATAGGGCTTTGTCCTTCACCAGTAAGTTCAGCTTCCGAGCCAACGTTT